GATGCGCCCTGGCCCACAATATTCTGCGTCGCCGTGCCGGTGGCCGTGTTGGCCGTGGGGTTCGAGATGCGCAGCTCCCAGCCCACGAAGTTCGTGCTGGTCAAAGCCGGTATGGTGAACGTGCCACCCGCCGCCGTGATGAAGGTGAGCAGGTTGCCATTCGAGGTCGTGATCGTGGTGCCGGTCGTGATCTGGCTGTGCTGCAGCGCGAACGCGTTCTGCATCTGGATCTGCTTGTTGAAGTTCGAATTGCAGATCACGTCGGACGTCGGCGCGCCCGACAGGTTTAAGGCGCCAAAGCCGTTGCTGCCGATGATGGCGCCCACGCCAGCGTAGTAGGCGCTGATGGGATTGGTGTTGGCGCCCGACATCAGGACTTTCTGACCGCTCGAATCGAAGTCCGTCGAGAGCCCCGAATACTGGCTGTTGATGCGGATGCCCTGCGAGAAGTACAGGTTCCGGATGCACAGGTCGCAGGTCGAGGACGCGCTGTGGGAGTTGCCGAGCTCGAGGTCGAGGCCGGTGCAGCCCTGCACCACGATGTGCGCCGTGCCGCCCACCTCGAAGTCGGAGGCGCCCTTGACTGAGCTATAGGTGACGCTCGACCCTGAGTCGAAGCCGCCTATCTCGAAGACCGGCCAGCCCTGGGTGACGACGTTCACCGCGGTCGCGCCCGTCGAGGGGATCGGGGTCGAACCGCCCGAGCCGCCCATCGCATTGCCGGCGGTCAGATACCCCGAGCCCGTGGTGCCGCTCATCGACAGCACGAAGTAGATGAGGCCCGTGGTGTAGCCATTCGCGGTCGCCGAGAATTTCACCGGCATGCCGACGCCGAACTTCGAGAGATCGGTGACGCCAAACTTGCACGTCTCGACGTTGGGTGTGCCGGATGCGTTGAACGTGATGACCGTGCCGCCGACCGTCGCGGAGACTTGGAACGCGGTGCCCGAAAGGCCGGTCGCAGAGACGTAGTACACCGTGCCCGTGACCACTTGGCCACCCGAGGTGCCGACGGTCGCGGTAAAGAACACCGGATCGTTCGCCGCAAAGCTTTGGGTCGCGACGATGCTCGCCGAGCCCGAGGTGATGGTGGTCGCCATCGGCGCGACGAAGGTTGCCGCCTGGGTGCTGGTCGTCGTGGCACCCGAGCCGCCCATGTCGAACAGGCTCATGTTGTTTAAGGAGCTCGAGGCGCGCGACTGCACCGCCCACACGCGTCCCGACCCGTTGGCGGTCGATCCGCCCCCGGTCAGCTTGCTCACGTGGCTGTTGCCGAAGTTGTAGAGCGTTGTGCCGGACGCCATGAACTGGCCGCCCTGCAGGTTGCCGTAGACGCTGATGCGCTCGAAGCTGCACTGCGCGAAGTTCTCGAACCAGAAAGCATTGACCGTGCAATTCTGGATGAACAGGTCGTGGAAGTAGCCGTAGTTCGGGCCTCCCTGATAGAGCGCGCCACACTTGATGCCGTAGGTGCCGTTCGAGATGGCGAGGTTCGAGACGCCGCAATTCGCGATCAGGCTCGACAAGAGCAGTGAGCCCGAGCCGTACTGGGACCCTAAATCGGTGGCGTTCCCTGAAAAGATCGGGAATGTGCCGTTGCCTTGGATGATCGTGCCGCTCGAGGGCGACGGGTTGCCGCCGCTCTGGGACAGCACGAAGCCGGACCCTTCGAACATGACGCCCGCGAGCAGCACGATCGTCGCGGTGATGGTGATGGTTTGCGGGGGCAGTTGCACGGTGCCGCCGCCCGCCGCGTTCGCCGCGGTCGCCGCCGCGTTGATGGTTGCCGCGGTGATCGGCGTCGCCGGGTAGAAAATGCCGGTGACGGTGCCCGCCGGCGCCTGGGCGAGCGCGAGCGTGCCCGAGGTGATGTTCGAGGCGTTCGTCGTGTCGGTCGTCGCGGAGGTCGCCAATCCGCTGATGTTCGACGAAGGGATCGTGGGCAGCCGCGCGAGCGCGAGGGTACCGCCCGTGATGTTGCTCGCGTTCGTCGTATCGGTGGTCGCCGAGGTGGCAAGGCCCGTGATCTTGCTCGTCGGAATCGACGGCAATTGAGCGAGCGCCAAAGTGCCTGAGTTGATGTTCGAGGCGTTCGTGGTATCGGTGGTCGCCGACGGCGCAAGGCCTGAAATGTCGCTCGAGGCCAGGACCACCGCGCCCGTGCGGCCCGCGACCGAGATCACCTCATTGGTGATGCCGTCGATCTTGTCCCACGTGCTCCCGTCGAACACGACGCTGTCGCCCAAGTTCCACGATGAGATCCCGTCGAGCGTCGTCGTGCCCGTGGTCGCGACCTTGTAGTAGTAGCCCTTGGTGCCCGTGCTCGAGGTCAGCGTCGGGGTGTTGGTGGATGCGTTCCACGTGCCTTGGTAGTTGAGCGCACCGGTGACGCTCGCCGGCAGTCGCGCGGCGCTGATGGTGCCCGAGGTGATGTTCGACGCATTGGTCGTATCGGTGGTCGCGGATGCCGCCAGCCCCGAAATGCTGGTCGTGGGGATCGTCGGCAGGCGCGCCACGGACAGCGTGCCGGAACCAATGTTCGAAGCGTTCGTCGTATCGGTGGTGGCGGAGGGCGCCAATCCCGTGATGTCGCTTGCCGGTACCGGCGGCAGTTGCGTCGCGTTCAGCGTGCCCGACGTGATGTTGCTCGCGTTGGTGGTGTCTGACGTCGCGGAAGGCGCAAGGCCGGTGACCTTGGAAGCCGCAACGCTCGCCACGGTGACGCCGAGCGAAGACCCTGGAGAACCCGTGACGGTGATGGAACCGTCGGAGCTCGTGAGCGTGACGTTCCCCGAACCACCGCCGCCGCCCAGCGTGGTCCAGGTCGTCCCGGTCCACTGCATGAGCCCCTGATCGCTCGTGACGACCAGCACGCCCGCGTTGATGAGCGACAGGTGCGGCAGGTTCGTGGAAACGAAGATGCCGGGCAGCTTCACATAGTCGGTGATCTCGACGTCACTGACCGAGTGGCCCTTCGGGTTGAGTACCGTCACCCGTCAGATCCCGGTGCCGGGCGAGATGTAGAGCGTCGCCGTCCCGCCGGACGGGCAGATGGCCGCGAGCACCGCATCGTTCTGCCCAGCGATCACCGTGATGACCGTCGGGTACGGGTTCGGTGGCACGGGGAAATCCCCCGGGGTTGCGCCGTTCGGAACGAGTGCTACGAGGCCTGCGGCGCCCACGTTGACGAACGCGACGTTGGGCCCGGCGTTGTAGATCTGCAGTTGCGGGGCGGCGCCCGCCTTGATGGCCGCAATCACGGCGGCGGGCAGTGCGACGTTGGTCGAGGCTGCGCCGACGGAAAGGGAGACCGTCTGGGTCTGGAGGGGCGCGAACGCGTAGGCTTGGTCGGTCATGGTGGGTTCCTATCGCAAAAAAGGCCGCGCAAGTTTCCTCGGGCGGCCTTCGGTAAGGTCAATGGCTGAAAGCTCAATACTCGTTGGCGCGCCGCGGTGTGGGGTCCTCGGCCGCCGACACAACCTTGCGAAAGCGGAAGTTGATCGGCGTGGGGGCTGCGCGGTTCTTCTCCCACTTCGTCGGCGTGCCCTCGACGTCCTGCTCTAGGATCGTCACCGGCTCGTACGGATCGTCCGTGTAGAGCGCGGGCACCGAGACGTAGAAGATCTCCCCTTCCTCGTGCCGCGTGTCCATGGCACAGGTCGCCGTCGCGATCACGTAGCCCTCGTACGGCACGAGCGGAATGTCCGGGCTGCCGGCGCTTTGCCGCTGCGAGTATTTCTCAAGGAGCAGCCGCTTGTCGGCGAGCTCCTTGGTGGCGGCAGCAAGCTCCTTCTGCAGGATGGTTTCCTGCACCGAGAGCGTGGGTGTCGCCTGCTTGGCTTCGAGCGCATCCAAGCGCTCAAGCATGCGGGCGTTCAGCTCGCGGGATTTCGCGAGCTCCTCGGCCAATTCCCGACGCGTCAAAGTGCGTTCGGGTTCCTGGGCGGCGGTGTCGACGTCTGACATGCCCTACCCCTACTTAACGCTGAAGCCGGACGCGTAGCCTTGGACGACCGAGTCCAAGTCCTTTGCCAGGAACGCGATGAACGCGCCCGCGGTGTAGGAGCCGGTCGTGATCGCTTGGACGCCGAGCCATTGGAGGTAGTTGGCCGAGCGCGGCAGCGCTTGAATCTGGCGAAAGCCCTTGCCGCCCTGCACGGCCGCGAACGACGCGGTGGGCAACGCCGTGAAATCAAGCATCACGGTCGGAGTGCCGAGCGCCGAGGTGGCCGAGGTGATGAGCTGCATATCGATGGTCGTGCCGCCGACGGGTGCCGTCACCCAGTCGATGCAGAGCCAGATCCGCTCACCGCCGCCCAAGTCTCGGCCCGCGTTCAGGTTGCCCGACAGCTGCGTGTCGCCCGCGGCGAGCTCGGTCAAGTACGCGCCCAAGGGGCTCGTGTCGTAGGAGTTGCCGGCGACGTAGGTGCCGGCGGCCCCCACGATGCTGGTGGACGGGGCGCCGGCGCCTTGGTTGCTGAAATCAGCCTGAAGGTCACGAATTGTCATGTTAGGTCACCGTCCCTTCGGTGTTCAGAATTTGGTCGACCTTGCGCAAGGGGATGCCCAAGAACTTGTACTCGATCTGAGTGAGCCCCTGCTCCACCGACAGCGCGTTGGTGCTTTTGGCGAGGGCCTGGATTTTCAGGATCGAGAAGATGGTGCGGTTCATGTAGAACGCGCAGCGTCCGGCGGTGGTCGAGGGCAGGCGGTCGATCGCGCGGGACATGAGCCCGATGAGATCGGCCGCCACGTTGTTGCCTGAGATCGTGGTGTCGATGTTGCAGATGCGCACGACGTAGCGCCAGTCCTTGACCGCGAGGCCGCACTTCCACTGCCAGTGCTCCCGGTAGGCGAGCATGCGGGCGCCGCCGATACCGGCGACGTTCTCAACGACGCCGAGGCCTAAGTCCGTGTGGCTCATGCCGGCCTTGCTGCCTTTCGGGAAGATGCCGGTGATGGACCCAGGCCCCCAGCAGACGAGGTAGATGCTGGTGTTGACGGAGGCCGTGCCGCCGCCCGAAAGGATGTTCTGCGCGAACTTGCCGCCGGCGATCGCGTTGTAGCGCGGGTAGAAGCCGCGGAACACCGCGGGCGCCGTGGTGGGGTCGCCGTACATGAGGATGTTGGCGAAACCCTGGTTCATCGCTTCCATGAACCCGTCGGCCTCCGTCATGCGAAACGCCGCTTCCTCGCCGTTGAGCTCGACCAAGTCCTTGTCGACTTCGGAGAAGCCCTCGATCATCGCGGTCGCTTCATCGACCTGCGCGGTCGTGGACTTCGACGGCGTGATGCCCTGGTTCAAGGAGCGCGCCATCACGGTGGGAAGGCCGGTGCGCTGCGTGATGCGGTGGCCGGTCGGCAGGTTGCCCTCCTCCCACAGCATGTCGTTGATGATCTCGTTTTTCTGGGCGAGCATTTCGACGATCAGCGGGACTTTCCCGTCCGGATCGACGCGCGTCGCCCAGTCGGCGAGCGTGAGAACGTTGGAACCAATGGCGACTTGCGTCATTTAAGCACTCCGAAAATTTAGTTGGCCCGCTTGGGGTACATGATGTCTTTGGGTGCGCGTTTGGCCGACGCCGGGGCGCCCGTGCCTTTCTCGAAGGTGTCCTCGCTCAAGCGTTCACCGACGATGCGCATCGCGTTCACGAAGGAGGGATTGTTGCGGTAGCTTTTAGCGAGCTCACGAAACGCCGGCTCATAGCTGGTGAGAAAGCCGATGCCGGTCTCCGCCGCCGCGAGCTGCGGTGCGGTGAAGCGCGACTTGCTCTCTGCCTCCCAGGCTTTATCCTGCGCAGCCAACTGGGCTTGCCACCGTGCTTGAGCCGTGCGCGCCTGGTCGGCGAACAGGTCAACAATTTCCTGCGGACTCAAGGTGACTTTGCCTTCAGCGTTCGGAGCCTTCGCCTTCACAAATTCGGTGAACTTGGTCACCGCTTCAGGGGCGAGCTTAAGATCCGAGGGAACGTCGAAGACGGGAGCAGCAGGCGCGACGACCGTCTGTCCATCAGTCTTGGGTGCAGTGTCTACCGTGGACGCAGTCGTTGCCGGGGGCGAGTCTGTCGCGGCCGGCGCGGGTGATGCGGTTGCGGGTGTCGTTGCGGGGGCGGTTGTGGCTGGCGGGACTTGAGTCGTTGCAGCAGCTGCGGGCGCCGTGTCAGCGCTTGCGGGCGCTGTCGTGGGAGTGCTTGAAGTGTCGCCGGGCGCCGCGTCTGCCATTGAAATCCCATCCATTAGACGGGGACCAATGCTAGGCAAGTCTCAACTGGGGAAATGTTGTGAAACGTTGTAAATTGCCGTGCTAATTGTCATTCGCATGAGAGAACCGAACTTGTTGACGCAGAAAGGCTTAGCCGTTTTTTTAAGTGTGGATCGCATCACGATTTGGTACTGGTACGCGCGCGACGTCGAGAACAAACCACCGCGCGTGAAGATCGGCAAGCGCTACTACTACTCGATCGAAGCCGTGCGCGAGTGGCTCAGGCTTGCCGGGTGCTCGTCTTTGGTTTCACGCGAGCCTGCTCCAACTCCCGCCGAACGGCGAACCATAAGGTTAAGTCGGTATCCGAGATCCACTGCTCGAGCTGCCACGCAATAGAGCGCCGGCCGGCGACCTCGCACATCGTCGAGTTGTTCGGATGAAAATGCGGCGCATTCCAGCCGCACGCGCCAATCAGCCGCGCCACGAACCGCACGCCCTCTTGAGTTGAGAGCACCGCGCGCAGGTCGTTGTCCCACTTCAATTCCCGCGACTTGTCGGTGAGCGCCTTGGCTTTCAGCTGCGCCGGGTTGCTCGCATTGACGGGGGTTTCGAGGAATGCAAGCGTCGGATCGACCTTCTCCTCGGTCGGGTCGTTGTAGAGCTCCTCGGCAGATTTGGGTGGGTTGCTCATGAGACGTCCACTTCGTCTGGGATCCGCGAGCAAACCCCCGAGACCAGGTGCTGCGCACGGGTCAGCCAGCCCTGCACCTCGAGTCCCGAGGTGCGATGGCCCCAGCCGTACACATTGACGTCTTGGTCCGCGCGGCCAAGTATTAAAATGCACGTCAGGTACGGATCCGGTGCTTTTTCGATCCAATCCGCCATCTTGCGCAGCTGCAGCGCGAGATCGTTTAAGTTCGTCACGGGAAATTCGACGACCTTCATCCGGACACCGGCGAGGCGCCCACCGCCGCATCGAGCGCGCTGCCTTGACCCAGCGGCGTGTTGCCCATCTTGTTGATGGCCGTCGAGTGCGCGAGCGCGGCCTGGGCGGTTGCCGCCTGCTGCTCTTGCGCGGCCTGCTGGTCCTGGACCTTTTGGCGCTGTTGACGAATGGCATCGACGTCCGCATCGGAGCGCACGATCGTCGCGGGCACGCCGGTTGCGATCGCGTACTCCTCGATGGCCTCATCGAAGTTGACCTTGTCGAGCCCGGGGTTCTGCGCGCCCTGGGCGGAGAGCTGCGCGACCTGGCCCACGAAGCCCATGAACTGCTGAATGCTGCCGGCGGTGACCTGCTGGATCGCCTGGGCGAGGATCGAGGAATACTCGACCTTGATGTCTTGACCGCGCATCGCCTGCGGCGGCGGCGGCAGCTCCCCGTGGCGCATCATTTCGGCGAAAAGCCACTGATGCATCGGGTTCAAGAATTCGTAGTTCATGTTCTCGAGCACCGGCCCGAGCATCAGGAGCTTCTCCTGCTGGCGGGCATTTACCTCCGCCGCGGTGATCGGCTGCTTCTGGCCGGCCTCATCCCCTGTGATGAACATCGCAAAAATGTTGGTGAAGAGCATGTCGTTGATGCGACCTTGGGTCTCCCTGATATCCTCGAGCAATGCCTGAATGTCCGGCTTTATTTCGTAGACCGGCTCGAATCCTACGGATCCTTGCTCGGGCGCAACGAAGGTTACGTCGCCGGGGAGCATGCTGGTGCGTTGATTGCGCAGCGAGGGATGAGCTTTCATGGGCGGGTCGACAAGGCGATCAATTGATTGAGCTTTTCGTTTCTGCTGTAGCTGCAGCGCTCGCGCGTCACCCAGTGCATCCATGGCAGGCCCCCTGGCCCATGCGTCCTCCGAGTTCGTGTACCAGCGCGCGACCCAGACCGGAAAGTCCCTAAAGCCGCCCATGCGCAGGATCTTCTTGTTGTCCTGATTCGCGTCCGAGTTCTCGAGCACTTTCGAAGGATCGCCGCCGCGCTCGTAATAGCAGGAGCGAAAGCGCATCCCTGAAGCGTCCATCTTGTACTCGCCCGAGGCGCCCTTCTTGCGGTCCAGGTTTTCATCGACCGCGTGCACCAGGTCGATCATCACGTCGAACTGCTTGTTGTTCCACATGGAACGTACCTGGGCGGAAATGTTGACCCAGCTCGCCTCTTCCTCGAGCGGGCCGGTCGCAAACCGGTCGACGATCTGCTGCACGGTCCATTTGAAGTCGCGGTAGAAGACATTCACGCGCCGGTGCTTGTCGTTGCCGATGTAGTAGCTGCCGATCGTGAAGGGCTGAAAGTGCGGCAGCTCGTCGCCGAACGCCCACTCGCGACCTAAAGCCATCACGCCGAAGATCCCGTATTCGCCGTAGCACTCGTAGGCGCAGTTGTAGAAATTCGACTTATTGAGGATCGCGCGCGCCTTTTTGGTCGCGGTGTCGAGCCAGGCCTTGACGCCCTCCGCCTCGAGGAGCGCATCGTCCTCGAGGCCGTACTTAAACCACGGGCGGCTCGGGGAGGTGGCACCGGCGAGCAAACCCGCGGCGAGCGTGTTGCCGGCGATCAGCGGCGTGGAATCGACGATGCGCCAGTTGCGCCGCCATCCCTTGTTGGTGTCCGAGGAGTCCTCGAACCAGCGCCCGCGGTACGGGCGAAAGTGATCCGCCAAGTCCCGCCAATTGGGATACCAGGTCATCCGGTCGATGTTCAGGATGCTTTTGCGGCGCTCAAGCTCGACTTTGAGCGTCTCCTTGTGCGGCGTACGGTTGCTTTTTCCGCCGCGCGTCTTCGGCAGGCCGCCGCCGGCGAGGCCTTCGTCGGGCTGGTTTAAATCGATGAGCTGGGTCATAGGACAAACCTTCTGGCGGGATCAACAGCGGGAAAGGTGGGATACGGTGCTTGCGACTCGGCTGTGTAGGGCGGCGTGCCCGCGGCGGCGCGCACCATCCACCCAGGCGCATATTCGTTGCCGTTCGGCTGCGCATTTAGGGTGGCATCCGAGAAATCGACGATCGAGTACAGGTAGAACGTGTCGCCCGGCGCATAGTCGACGCCGCGGTAGCTGCCGGCCGTCACGGCCGTCACGTAGAAACCCTGGCCCGTGGTGAAGAGATTGGCGGCGATGCCATCGAGACTAAAGACGCCCGCGGCGGCCGCGAGGGTGAGCGCCGTGATGCCCTGACCCAGCTGCGCGGCCTCGCCGACCAAGCCGAAGACCCCCGCGGCGGAGTCGAGCTGCAGGTTGCTCACCGACGGCGCGCCCAACAGGTTGAAGATCCCGGCGTTGGCCAAGAGCGTGTACGCGGAGAGATTGCCGGGGGCGAGCTGCGCCGCCTCGCCGGTGAGCGAGAAGAAGCCTGTCGCGGCGGTGAGCGTCGCGGGCGCGGTGAAAGTGACCGCCTCGCCGGTGAGGGCGAAGATGCCGGCCGCGGCGGAGAGCGTGTAGCCGTTCGCGACGCCGCCATCGAAGGTATACGACGTGCTGTCGAAGGTGATCGACGAGCTGTCGAAGGTGGTCGTCATCAGCCGGCCATCGAGGTGCCCTTAACCGATACCGCGAGGTCGACGGTGCCCCCGGTCAAGGTGCCCCCGATCGGCGTAATCTGCAGCGCGACCGGGCCGGGATAGTTGATGGGGGTATGCGCGGGAATCGCGTAATCCTGGGCGCTCGCGCCGATCGAGATCGTGTTGCCGCCGCCGTTGTTGATGAGCGTCGGTGTCGCCGCGGTGCCGAAGTTCAAGCCCGTGACGCCGGTTCCCGTCGGCGCCCCAGTGACATTGAAACCCCAGCGGTCGATCGCGTAGCCGGCCGGGAGCGTCATCGGCACCGCGCAGGGTGAGCCTGAGATCGTGCCCTGGAAGTCCTGCACGAAGGTCTCGGTAAGGAGGTTGTTCTCACACAGCGCCGAGTAGCTGTTGGTCGTGTCGATGAGCTCTAAGCGGTTGCCGTACGACAAGCCGCCGTTGCTCGCGATGATGCGCGGTTTCTGGGCGGCAAAGTTCGTGCCGTTCATGAGCGAGATGCTTGCGACGTTGGTCACCGTGTTGGTGAGCGCCGGCGACCAGGTGATCGCGGTCTGGTTCGCGGTGAACGTGACGTTGCGGTTCTCGCCGTCGCTGAAGCCGATCTCGTAGGAGCCTGCGGGGTACGGGAACGGCGTCTGCAGCGTGCCGCCCGAGCCCGAGATCGTCGTGCCGGTGAAAAGCAGTTGCGTCGCGCGAAAGCCGATGAACGTGTATTTAAAATTCGACTGCACCGCGAGGCCGTTTTGGACCCCGACGTACGTCTTGAGCGAGGAGCAGTTGATGAAGATCGTGGTCGAATCGACGTTGATGTTCTGGCCGCCCATCGAGAAGCACGGCGTATAGGTGGCATTTAGGGGGTAGTCCTGCACCACGCCGCTCGATTTGATGGTGACGCCCGTGTTGCCGAACTGCGTGTCGCCCTGGATCGGGAACGCGACCGGCACTGCCGCCAAGTCGATCCACTCCATGTCGATGCTGACGCCTTGGATCGGCGGGGAGGACGGGAAGCGCGCGACGAAGCCGCTCGCCTGCGCGGTGTTGACGATGTTGGCAACCGCGGTGGCCGTGACGGCCGTCGCCCAGGACGCGGTCTGCTGGCCGTAGACGAGCGCGACCTGCTGCACGGAGCCATTCGAGAACGTCACCGCATAGGAGCCGGTTGCATAGCGCCAGGGCACAAAGAGCGTGCCGCTGCTCGCCGAGCTCAACGCCGCAGTGAACGTGAACGTCTGCTGCTGATAGATGGTGCTGTTCAGCTGGCAATAGAACTTGGTGATGGTGCCGTTCGCGTTGTTGAACGAAAGGAAGTCCAGGCCCCCGTGCGGGCGCAGGCTCGTGCAGTGCGCGATCGAGGTGCCGTTCGCCACTTCGATCTTGACCGAGTTGATGTAGCCCGAGCCCGTGTTCCGGGTATTGGGCGAGCCGACGTAGATGCCTTCGTCGTAGATCGTGCCCGCGTTCACGGTCATCGGGAAGCTAAAGACGGTGTCGTAGGAGTGCACATACAACAGGTGCGGCGGCGCGAACCAGTTCTGCGACCACTGCACCGCGAGGGTCGTCGTGTAAGTGCCCGCCGGGATCGTCGCGGGTCCGCCGTTGTAGGAGCTCAACGTCACCGTCGACGGACTGCCCGAAGTGCTCGCCGGGAACGCGGCGCTCATGGTGGTGCCGTTCGAGAGCGCGACCACGGTGTTCTGCGCCTTATAACCCCAAGGTGTTGCGAGGGTGACGGTCGTGCCGCCGGCGACGGGCGCGGTCGCGAGCGTCATCAGGTCAAAGCACTGGCCGCCGATGTTGTTGCCGTTGGCGTCTTGGATGTCGGAATAGCGCACGCCGCGTAGGTGCCCTATCTCCAGATATTCGATGGTGCCGCAGATGCCCATGCACAGGCCGTCGAAAATCGCATCCTCGACGTAGACATGCTTGGGGCTCACCCCGCCATTGTTGTTGGTGATGGTGGGCGTGCCGCTGATGGAGGATCCGGGTGCCCAGTTGGGCGCGCCGCTCAAGCAGAACGGAATGAAGTTGCACGCCGGCGCGCCATCCGGCACGCGCAGTCGCCACCTGCCCAAAAACGCGATGCGGTCGCAACCGCCGGAAATGTTGATGAGCGCGCAGCAGTTGCTGCCGCCGGGAGAGTAGTAGGACGCGCCCGTGCCGGCGGCGAAGGTCACCGGCGCCCACTGCTGGATCCCGCCGATCTTTGGGGAGGCCATGAAACCCTTGCCGTAGACGTCGTTGTACTGCTCGATGGTATAATAAATCGGGCTAGCCTGATTCTGCGCATCGATGGCCGTCACACCAAAGGTGCCGACGTAGAGGATGTCCAGGTCGATGAAGGTGATGTCCGTCATGTTCACCATGTCGAACAGGTGCAGCAGCACCGCATCGGTGATGAAGTAGCCGACGCCGGGCTGGCAGCGGATCGTCATGCCGTTGCCCAAGAAGATGGTCTTCGCCTGGTTCGTGCCGATCGCGATGCGCAGCGGACAGTCGACCCAGATCGCGAGCGGCGTGCCGTTCGCAATGGCCTGGGCGCAGAGCGCGACGGCAGATGAGAACGCCGCCCAGCTGTCCGTGACGCCCGTGGGGTCGACGCTGTTGCCGCTTGAGTCCGTGAAGGTCGACATGGCGAGCCACTGCGTGCCGATGCCATTGGCGACGGCGATCGCCTGGTTGATCCACGGCGAGCCGATATTGAGCGGCGTGCCGGCGCCGGACGCTGCGGGCGCGTAGACGAGCGGTGAGATGCGGTTGGGGTTGGTCATCGAGGCGTCCTGTTATGAGCCGATCGGCGGATCGGCGCCGGCCGAAAGCAGCACGTTGTCCAAGCCCCACTCGTTGCTCGTGTTGCTGGTCGAGTCCTGAATGGCGAACTTGTAGAACGCGTTCTGCACAACCGGCGGCCCTGCGCCCGACGGACCGTAGTCGGTGAGGAAGTCCGCGAGCGGTATTGAGAGCCGCGTCCATTTGCCGGCCGTAAACGTGCCGTAGCTCGAGAGCTGGATGCTCGGCTGCGATCCGGGCGTCGGTCCATAGATGCCGACATCGCCGACCCGCAGCGCATAGAGCTTCCAATCCTGGCCGCTCTTGGTCGGCTGGATGTCGAGATAAAGGTGGGTGGCCCACCCGACCCACATGTTCCAGGTGGTGACGAGATTGCCGGCGTACCAGAGCGTCTCGCCATAGGCGACCGTGGTCGTGACCGCGCAGTCGACGGAGCTGCCGGCCTGCGGGTTCAGCGACGTGTCGGCGTAGTTCTGGCTGGCCCCGTTGTCGTAATCGCCGCCCCAGTGATAGCCGTTTTTGTAGATGTAGAACTGCTGCGTGCTCGAGCGCGGGCCTTCGTTGCCGGCCGAGTCCACCGCCGTCACCTGGTACAGGTACGAATTGGCCTGGTAGTAGACCGGGCCCGAGCCCTGCGTGCCGTTTACGCACAAGGTCGCCGCGGTGTCGGCGAACGTAAGCCCGGTGATGCCGGTCGCGTATTGCACGTAGGCCGCGCCATTGGTGCTGCGGTAAACGTTGTAGCTCGCAACCGGGTTTGTGCCGGCGACCGCCGCGGTCCAGCCGATCTGCTGGTAGTTGGGCGATGAAGGCGCCGGAGGTGAAGGCGTGTTGTTCGCGCTCGTCTGACCCTGCAGCAGGAGCGAGACGGTTGCGGGCGCGGACGGCAGCACGAACGCCCCGTTGCCGGCCGAGAGCGTCGCGGCTTTGCCGGCGAGCGAGAAAATGCCTGGCGAAGCGGCCAAGGTATAGGCAGCCGGCACCGTGCTCGAAAGCGCAGCCGAAGGTGCCTGCAGCTGCACGACGCCGGTGAAGGCGACCAGCGTCAGGGGCCCGACATTGAAGCCTATGTTAAGGCCACGCACGCTTTAGCTGTCTTGCAGGATGCCGTTCGTGGGATCGAACGCGACGGTGAAAGTCTGCGTGTTGGCGAGCGTGACGGAGGAGCCGTTGTCCCAGTAGCCAATCAGGTTTCCGCCCGCGGTCACGTTGTAGAGCACCGCGTACCGAAAGGGGCCAATGCCGGCCGAGGTCGCTGTCCAGGTCGGGTTCGGCAGCGAGCCGATGAGCCTTTCGGTGCCGCCCGTCTGGGTGGACGTCTGTCCCGTGACGGTCGCGCCTCCCGCGGTGTAGCCGCCGGCGGTGGGCAAGTCCGTGAGCTGGGAGTAGTTCGTGTTGGTGGCCGCCGGCGCCGAATTCGTCAGCATCACTTTCAGCGTGTCGGAGCTTAAGTTGTGGACCTTGTTCGCCATATCGGCCACGAACTGGTTGAACTTGTTGAATGCGGCCATGGGGGTGATCCTTTGGGGTTATTGACCGAGAAGTGACTTGCCGCCGCTCGTTGCGGCCGAATACGCCGCGGCGCCGGCTGCGCCTGCTCCTGCGCCCGTCTGAGTGCTCGCGAGGCCGCCCGCGACCGCCTGGCGCTGTCGTTCCATGGCCGCGGCTGAGCTCCCGGCTGGATCCATCATCGCGGCACCCGGCGGCGGAGGCACCGTGACGCGCGAATGAGGCGCGAGCAAGGCGGAGACGCCCGCACCCGCCGCAGCGGTCGCGGCACCTCCCGCGATGGCTCCTCCGGCGCCGGTCGCCAAGGAGGCGATCGCCGGCACCGCGTAGTCCGTGATCGCGTACTCAACCGCGGTGGAGAAGACGCCGGTCACTGCAGCAGCCGCCGCGCGACGGACTCGCCGAGCGCCCGCATGTCGTCGGCCGACTCGAACGCCGCCGCCTCGAGGGCGTCCAAATCGTGACTATAGGTCGGGTTCGGGTGCACGGTCTGACACTCGATGTCGGTGAGCGTGTACACCACCATCTGATAGCCGGGGACGGTGTGAATCGTCTTTGGCGCGTGGTACTGCACTTTGCCGGTCTCGTTGATGACGATGACGGCGCCCTTCAGGAGCGACACCTCGTGTCCCACCGTGTGGGGTCGCCCGATGAACACCGTGCGCGCCGGGATTTTCATCTTGCGGATGTACATGCCGTGGCCGATCACGTGCTCGACGGGCGTCTCGGCCTGGGCGCATTGCGTCAGGCACACCCCAATGTAGGCGACCTTCTCCTTCCAGGAGAGTCCGTGGCCGTAGGAGTACAGCAGGTCCGTCACGGCTTGTTCGGTGGGACTGGTGCGGGGTAGAGCTTGCGCTTCGCCCGCGTGTGGAGCGTCTCCTGCGGCGGCGGGCGTAGCGGTGTCGGCTGCCATGGCTTCTTGGTCACTTGGCCTTTTTGCCGAGCGCGGGGCGGTGCTCGCCGATGCCGAGCTCGTGGCCGGACTCACGCGGCATGGGGGCGACATCGCCCGGTTTCTCGACGGGACGCACTTTCAGGCCCTTGCCGTGGGAGCGGTCGAACTTCGATTGCACGGGGGGATCGGATTCTGACTTCATCGGTTCTGCTCCGCATATCGGTCGGTGGGTTCGTAGTCGTGAACATGCAGCCCCTGCGAGGCCGCGATCAGGTCTTGGATGGGCTTGCCGAAGCCCGGCAGGTAGGCAGGCGCCGGTGCGACGGGATAGGCGAACGTGCACGCGAGCGCGTCCTCAAGGTCCGGGGATCGGCCGATGCGCGCCTTGATCTGGTCTTTCTCCTCGACCAGGATCCGGCCCTGCTTGAGGCTGTACGTCATCGTCGACAACCCCATCACCATTTCGGGGATTGGCGGCAGTGCGCCGCCGTCTTTGATCCAGGCGACCATCTCCCAAATCATCTCGGCGCGTTTGTTGTAGAAGCGCTCGGGCTCGTGGGCCTTGCCGGCGAACTGCACGGGCAGCGCGTTCGTCCAGCCCATGCCCTTTAGCTGGTCGTACCAGCCGGCACCGAAGCCGCCGGTCGCGTCGATCTGGATGGAGTCGGCGCCCCACTCTGCAGCGAGGCGGCCTGTATGAGCGCCGCCCTGTAGGGAGTCCAGGTTTCGCATGCGTAGGGGCTGAAAGGCTGCCTTACCCTGGCGTTTGAAGATGACGGATTCGTCGTCACCGAATCGAGCCACGTCCACGCCCATGATCTTCGGGAATCGGCCGTACTGCAGTTCGGTGTAATGCCGCTTCTGCGCATCGCGCACCTCATCGGGGGAGATCAGCGTGTTGAGACCGGTGGGCGGAAAACGTCCGAAGACGTTCACCATCACCCAGGGGTTTTCGCGCCCCCACGTCGCGATCTGCTTGCGCGCCCAGTCGATGTCGACCCGGGAGGCACGGAGCGGATCGTCAGGATCGCCCGTAATCTCGGTGACGTGCCAGTTGTGGCGGTCGTTGAGGACGGCGTGTCCGAGCGCTCCGTCGTGCTGGGTGGGGTTGCCGGCCATGACGATGTGCTGGTCGCCGCCGCCGGCGAGCACGGCCTCTGCTGCTGCCAGTACCGCAACAGGTATCCCCCCCGCTTCATCCAGGATGGCAAGCGCGTGATCGGCGTGGAATCCTGCGAGGGTGTTGGCTTGCTCTTGGCTGTTGCCTTGTCGTGGCCAGGCGCGCGCTGAGGCATACCAGGTCTCCGGTTTTTCCTTGTGGAAGACTTTGGACTTCGTCCAGGTGAACTGGTCCTTCAAGAACGGCGACTTCGCCTGCCACTTGGCAAGCTCCGTCCACAGGCCGTCGTCCAAGTTATCGCCCGTGACCGACGTGCAGAGGATCTTCGGATCGATGCGGGTCGCCAGGAAGTTCCAGGTGATCCACGCCAGAAGCGCGGTCTTGCCCGGGCCCTTGCACGCGGTCATCGCCAAACGCTGATGCGTCGGGAAGGCGTCCAGGATCTCATCCTGCCAGGCATCCGGCGTGACGCTGAACACCTCGCGCACGAAGACGGAGGGGCGCTCGCGCCAGAGCCTAATGCGCTGTATCGCTACTGCGGTCGGATTCATCATCGGCTTTGGCCGCGGCGGAGGCGATCAGGCTTTCGAGCGAGATATGGCCGCTCACGTTGATGTCGCGCGGGTTCTCGGCGCGGGCGATGAGCCGCTCGACCAGGAAGCACGCCGCGCGCACCTGCTCGGGGCTCATGGTCGCCTTGACGAGCTCGCCGGGCTTCGATCCGCCCGTACCGCCGGTCGGATAGTAGAGCTCGTCCATGGCGAACTTTTGCAGCCGCTCGACGAGCTTCGAGGCCTTGATGCGCATCAGCACCCGCTCGGTGTCCAGGCGATTCAAGCGCGCGGCCATCAGTGCTCGCGTCCGGGCGTAATGATCGTGGGCGCGGCGGCGGCTTTCAGGCGCGGGATGATGTTGCCGTTGATGGCCTCGACGGTCAGGTGCGCGAGGTAATCCTCGACGGTGTCGAAGTTCTCCGCCTCGATCGGCAGTAGGCGCGCCTGCATCAGGAGCGTGATGACGGCGGTCAGGCGTGCCGACTGCAGCAGGCCGTTGATGTAGGCGCTGAAGGCCGCGCCCTGGGCTGCCATGCCCTGCGCCATCGCGGCGTCGGCAAGCCGCGCTTGGGCGTCCTCGAGCAACGAGACGGCGGGTTTCTGTGCCGCCTGAGATGAATTCGGGGAAAGACTCAAATCGGTGACGCTCCCTGACAGGACCGTCCCGAATACTATTCGCGCGTCAAGCCGCTGTTCGCAACATTTGGGCCACAAGGGTGATGCGCATCACAGATCGACCTCGCGCATCACCCACTTGCCGGCCGCGTTCTTGCGCCACGCCTGCACTACGATCCGAAGCGCCTGGGCGACCAGGGGGTAGTTCTCGTGCTCGGTGATCTTGGCGATCCGCGCCGCGAAGTTGCCGCCATTGCCGCCGGTGGCCTGCACGCCGACGATGTCCTCTCCCTTGATCGCGAGGATGTCGATGAACCCGTAGAGGTCCTGCCGGATGCGCACGTGCGGGTTCCAGTGCTCCACCACGGCACACAGGTACCCGAGGCCGCGCCAGTGCTTGAGCGAGCGCTGCGTCGGGCTCACGCCCTTCGGCTTGCGCGTCGCTTTCGGCAATGGCGCGCTGAGCGCGGCGAGCTCATCCGGCGTGAGCGCGCTGTCCTCGGGGCTTAAGTTTGCGCCCGGCTGCCAGAATTCAGGCTGGGTCATGCAGCGCTTCACGGAGCTTCTCGAGCTGCTGGCGGCTCTCGTGCTCGCGGCAGATCTGCCACGCACGCTGCTCGGTGATGGCGTACGAGGCGACGATGGCCGCGTAGGTCTCGCCGGCCGCGCGACGCGAGATGATGTCGGCATTGCGCAGGAGGCGGTTGTTTCGGGCGTCGGGTTGCGGAGTGTCGGTCATGGTCATTCCCCGTCGAACGCATCGCGTTGTTTGGCAGGTACTTTGAAGCTGTCGAGGCCGAGCGTGAAACCCTCGGGATCGCAAAAGACGAGCATTGCTTCCTTGCCAACCTCATCAACCCAGGTATTGGACTTCGGCATGCTCACAGCGTTGATTTGAAACTGCAATTTGCCTTTCAACTGCGCCTTGACGATCTCGACCGGGATCGATTCGTAGCTCCGGGCGGCGATCTCGTGCACCGCGTGGTTGATCGAGTCGGCCACCGCATCACGCAGGCGATCGACGATGTCCTGCTGCTGGTCCTCGCTCATGGCCGAGTAGCGCGGGCTGATGACGGCCATCTCAACCATGATTGCCTTCAAGATCTGGTTGCCGACGGAGTCGATGACTTGTGCTGTTTTTTCCATTATTCGGATCCCTCGTGTGTTTCGGCCGGTTGGTTCAATTCTCGGTGGTGTTCGGCGAGCGCTTTCGCGGAGGTCGCGCTGTCGCATTCGGCGTTCAGCATCTGCAGCCCGGTGTCCGGGTCTGCGACCCAGACCTGGAAGCCGTCGCGAGTGTCGCGCGTGACCTCGTACGAACCGCTCCGCCAGCCGCCGGGGATCGGGCGCCAGTTCACGCGAGCTCCGGGTAGCAAAGCTCGCCGTACGCACCGCCGGGCAAGTAGCGCGTGACCTCGACGTCGTGCAGATGCGGCTTGAACTGGCGCAGCCGACGGTTGAAATACCCTCGGATCGTCGGGCAGGCCCCCGTGTGATAGCGCTGCTTGCGGACGTAGATTTCCATGCCTGTGAATTCCTGACCGCCGTTGTTGTCATTGTCGCATCGGCGCACGAACAGCACGTTGTCCGCAAGGCGCCCGATGTCAGCGGAGCCTGCGACGTCGTTGATGTCGGGCTCTTGGTTTGCGCTCACCAACTTGCGGGGATGCGCGACCAAATGGATGTGCACGCCAGCGGTCGCGGCGGTGGCCTCGAGCGCGTTGCCAAACAGCCGCTGCGCCTCCCAGTCGCCTGAATGCACGTCGAGCCGGGCCAGCGAATCGACGATGGCGTGGCGCACGCCTTGGCGGGCGAGGACGCGGATCACCGCAAGGATCCGCGCGTGCTCGGCGATGCCGCGCCGGTAGGACCACAGACGCAGCTTGTCATGCCAGCAATCGACGCACCACTGCAGGCCGTCGGCCGTGGGGTTGTCCGTGCCCAATGCGACGCACGCCAGGCGGTAGAACACGTCCATCGGATTTTCCTCGAGGCTCGCGATAAAAACCGCCTTCTCGGCGCGCATCAGGTGGCACGCAAACTGTCGCAGCAGCGTCGTCTTGCCGGTGCCTGGAAAGCCCGACCAAATCGTGAAGCCGGCGGGGAAGAACCGTAGTTCGTGCCCGTCCGGATCGAACGGTGCGGTGTCATAGGCGGCCTGGCGGCGTTTGTACTCGCTCAACAGGTCGACGACGTTGAGCTTGTTCAGGTCGACGAGCTCCTGCTCGGGCTCGATGTCGCGCTCGAGAAACTGCGGATCGTCCGCCTCGACGAAAATTCCACGCATGTTACGCGGCTGCATGGGGGGACTCCGCCCACTCGATCATGCTGCCGTAGGACTCGCACAGGTACGGCGAGGTGTTGAGCGTTTGGGCGCAGTTGCACCAGGTTTTCGCGCTGAACTTGACGCCCCGTGACTGCGCCAATTGCCATACGCGGCTCGCGAGCTCGCAGCGATCGAACATGAAAATCACCTCTAGGCCCTCGAGAAGCTGCACCGGCATCACCTCGCCGGGTTGGTGAAAAATCACCAGACAACCGACGCCTTGCAGGCGCTGCGGCAGGTGCCGTTTAGTCGTCACAATCACCGGCAGGGACGGCTTGCGGCCGCCCAGACGCAGCTGCCTCAACGCATCCCACGGGTTCGATTCGGTCATGTCACGCGACTCCAGACGATCTCGGGTTTGGTTTGTTTTCGGGCGTAATTGCCGCGATCCTTCGCGGTGCGCACCCAGTTGCGCCAGGTCGCCGACCAGTCGGTGTGCGGGTTCTTGAACTCGCAATCCTTGAATTTCGCCGCTTCACGTTCCGGGTCGATGTCGGGGATTTCGGTGACCGCGAAAGCGAGATCAACGGGGAACTCGGGTGGACAGCGCCTGGCGGCCTTCGGTTTTGGCCTGGCCTGTGCGGGGGGCGGATCGCCCTCCGACTGTCTTGAATTGGGAGTGGGAGTGGGAGTGGGAGTGGGAGGTTGATTTTTGGTTGTAACCGAATCGATGGGTTCGTCGTAACCACCGTTATAACCACCGTTACCCTTTTGGCTGGTCCAGCGCTTCGCCGCCGATGCCCGACCGCTCGCCCTCTGCTTCTCGATAAAGATGCGATCGGCGCGCAGCTCGCGCTCGGCCCGGTCGTTTGTCAAACCGTCTGCCGTCTCACGCCAGAACTGGCGCACCACCGAATCGATTGCGTCCCGGTCAGCCTTCGACTCGGCTCGCAGCAGGCGGTAGAGCGTGCGCCCCGTGGGCAGCGGTTTTTCGGTCGCATAAAACGTCTGCATCATCAAAAGGTATGCGCCATGTTCGGCGATCGACAGGTGACCGGTCTTCTTGGCGTAGTCCCCGATGTGATGCTTGTAGAAATTCACAGCCCCTTGGCCCTTTCCATCTCGCGCATTCGTTCAGGTGAGCGCCGGTCGACGTAGAACCCCATGCGAGCAAACCAAAACTTCTGCTCCGGCACGTCGAGCGCAGTCTTCATCCGCTGGTAGCAGAACTCGATCAGGTATTCGTTGAGGGCATCGTCGGCCTGGACGGGCAGCGCGTTCATGGTGTTACCCGTTGCGTGCGGTCGCGTACAGACGCGCTTAAGGGGCTTGACATACAAGCCAAGGATGGGGAGTCGGCGCGCGACATATTGCGCCTCCGGCAAATGGAGCCCGCTGCGCCCCGTGCTACGTTGATGTGGCGAGACCCCAACTTCACACGGAGCGAGCGGACATGGACCCTGACACCAAAAGAAACCTGGACATCGTGCTGTGGGGCGCCGCCGCCCCAACTGCGGCGTATTTCCTCATCACGCGGATTTTCGACATGCACGGCGAGGGAAAAGAAGCATTGGCAACGCTGCTGTCGTTCGTGGGCTTGTCGATATTGGTGAAGAGGCACGGATAAAAACCGCGCGTCGTTGTCATATTTCCACCGATCGATGGACGTCCAGGCGGTCACAGTTTCGCAATCCCGGATCTAGGTCGCACGCTGTCGCCCAATCCCTCGCGGTGCAGCAATTCTGCCAGTAGCCTGTGCTCTTCGAGTTTGGTGAGCGCCCAGTCGTGCAGGATTTCGCGAGCGATTTGATTCATGTCGAGACCCCGTCGCATCGCTTCCCATTCCAGCGCCACGTGAGACTCCACGGTGATTTTCGGGCGGATCGCATCCCTGAGCTCACGCGCCACAAGCTAGGCAGCGGTTTCGCGCGAGCGAAAATAATGAGCAAGTCGCTCTACGTAGGAGACGCCCGGGTTGACGACGATGCGGCGTCCGATCTTCTCAATGGTTCGGTAGGAAATACCGGTGCTCTCGGCAATAGCCGGCCAACTTCCCTTCGAGGCCTCAAGGCTCTCGATGACGTACTCGTGCAGCGATTGGGTGTTCATGATGGCCGATAGTACGCCCTACTTAGGGCGTATGCAATCCGGTTTAGGGCGTGACGAGTGCTTAAGTTTGCTTCGCATGAAACAAACAAGAAATTCGAGAAGCAAACGTCCACCTAGCACAGCGAGCCGCCACCTTCGGGAGAATATCCTCGGTCTTTTGGCGTACAACTACCCCACGTTGTCGGCATATGCGCGCAACACCAAGCTCGCGGAGTTGTCCCGGTTGTCGCGCTCACAGATCGAGCGCATGGTCGTCGACCCGGATGACCTGTCGACCAAGATTCAGTACGTCGAGTCCAGGATCGACACGGTCGAAATGGTGGCCCTCGCTCTCAACGTAACAACGGCCGATCTGCTTACCCCTGGGTTTGCCATCAAGCGCAAAAACGTGTGAAAAGCAGCATGAAAATCATGCTGCAAAGCAACATGTAAAAACGCCCTAACTAGGGTTGACAACGCCCTAAGTAGGGCGTAGTTTCGTATCCATCAGACAACGAGATGGAGAACGAACGATGAACACCGACCTCACCCTGACCGGCCAGGTCGACCAGCTGCACGATGCAAACCTGCGCGAGACGCTGCTCGACATCATGAACGGCCATGGCCGGTCGTACGCCAACGCGGGCGTGACGATGCCGCCGGCTCCGCCGATGCAGCCCTCGCCGCTGCCGTGGACGCTGCACGAGAACGACTGGGAGATCCAGGACGCGGAAGGCCGCTCCATCGTGCTCGCGAGCATTGCGGAGGAAGACGGCCCCTGGACGCAGATGAAGGACGCCGTCAACGGCCGGTTCGTCGTCAAGGCAGTGAACTGCCACCAGGACCTGGTTAACGGCTGCAACGCGCTGCTCGGCCTGCTTCAACTGGTTTGCGCCCGTGATGATCTGCCGGCCGACATTGCGCGAGCGTTGACGACAAGTCACCGGATCGAAGAGGCCCGCGCCGCGCTCGCGAAGGCGGGTGCGCTGTGAGCTGGCAGCGCGCACTGGTCGGCCTCTTTGGCCTCGCCGTGATCTTCGCCGCGCTCTACCTCGTGCTCGATGAGATCCGCCAACGACGGCGCGACGCGAAGGCTTTTCGCATCAATCCCATGTACCGCGTCGGCGCCGATGCCAAGGATTTCCCGTGATCGCCGTCTGCATCGACAAGGACACCTACGCGACCACGATCGCGGCGTTGAAGGTTGCGGCCCGGTGCGCGGAGCGATCCAAGGCCCCGCAGTTGGCTGAGCGCTTTCGGGCAGCGCACGACGACCTGCGCCGCTCCTACACGCTCGCGAATGATGACGGCCTCGCGCCCCTACCCTCACTACTTCGGAGACAGGCAGAATGAACACACAACTGAAAGAACCCTGGCCGGTGAACGCCGAGCAGACGCTTACACCACGCGCGAATCTCGCCGGCGCTTTTGCGAAAGCGCAGCTCGAGATGCAGAACCCGGCATTCGACGCCGCGAACCCGCACTTCAAGAGCCGGTTCGCCTCGCTCGCCGCGGTCCGCAACGCCGTCGTCCCTTGCCTCGCCAAGCATGGGATCGCAATCGCGCAGGACATCACCAGCGTAGAGGCCGGCGTCTCCTGCGTCACGATTCTGATGCACGCGAGCGGCGAGGAGAAGAGCTTCGGCCCGCTGATCCTGCCCGTGTCCAAGAACGACCCGCAGGCATTCGGCAGCGCATCTACGTATGCCCGGCGATACACCATGCAGGCGGTCGCCGGTGTGGTGGGCGACGACGACGACGACGGCAACGGCGCTAGCAAGCCGGCCTCCCAGCGAGAGGTCAAGCCTGAGCCGGTGAGCGAGGATGTGTGGACGGTGCTCAAAGACGCCGCCGCGGTGGGTGAGAAAGAACTGCGCAAGGCTTGGGCGGGTCTGCGCGAGTCCACGCGCGACACCATCACTGCGTCGTACACCACGCGCTGGGAGACGCTGAAATCCCTTGCAATTTCCAAAAGTCCGAAGAAGGCCGAGACCGCATGAAGTTCACGATCATCACGCATTCTCAGCGTTCACCGGAATGGTTTGCCGCGCGCGCCGGCCGGCTCACCGGGTCCTGCGCATCGGCCGTGACGGCAAAGGGCAAGGGCGCATCCGAGTCAGTCGTGCGGCGCGACTACCGCTTGCAGCTCGCGTGCGAGCGGCTGACGGGAACTCCAGCCGAGGGCGGCTTCATCAACGAAGCGATGCAGAGGGGAATCGACTTGGAACCGGTCGCGTTCCCGGCCTACGAGGCGAAAACCGGCAACGTGGTACGAACGACCGGGTTTTTGTCGGCGGATGAGCACATGGTCGGCTGCAGCCTGGACGGGGACGTCGGCGGATTCGAGGGGATCGTCGAATTGAAGTGTCCAAAAACTGCCACGCATCTCGGCTACCTACGCAACCCCTCGACGCTTGCCGCTGCCTACATCGAGCAGTGCACCCACAATCTGTGGGTCACGGGAGCGCAGTGGTGCGACCTCGTGTCGTACGACGACCGGTTGCCGCCGGCGCTGCGCATCGCCAAGGTGCGGATCGAGCGCGACGAACTTGAGATCGCGGCGTACGAAAGCGCGGCACTCGCCTTCCTCGCCGAGGTCGATCGCGAGGTCGAAGCGCTACAAGGAATGGCGGCAGCATGAATCAGACATTCATCCTGCCGCGACTTTTGAGCCGCGAGCGTGCGATCGAGCGCATCGCTAAGGTGCTCGCATCTTTATCGCCTGAAAAAGCCTGGCGCATTGAGATCGGCCTGCACAAGGAGCGGCGAACGCAGCAGCAAAACCGCTACCTTTTCGGCGTCGTGTATCGCACGATCTTGGACGCAGGCGCGCTCCAAGGTTGGGAGACTGAAGATCTACACGAGTACATGCTCGGGAAGTGGGGTGGTTGGGAACGAGTCGAGGGATTTGGCAAGGTTCGTTTGCGGCCGGTGCGCCGCAGTTCAACCCTCAACAAGGCGGAGTTCGCCGATTACATCGACTTCATCCAGCGCCGCATGGCCGAGCACGGTGTGTTTATCCCGGACGCGGACAAGGAGCTCGCAGCATGAAGCACCTCTACGACACCCTGGGCCACATCGCCTTCGTATACCAAGCCGCATGTCTCATGCGCTGGCTGTGGAGCACGCGCAACGCGCCGCCGTACTGGGACGAGCTCGCGGATGACACGGACGGGCGCCGATGAACCGCGAAGAGGACACGTCGGTCGATCACGCACCGGGCGAGCCAAACTACGCGCACATGACGCGCGTGCGCCTCATCGCCGACCACCGAGCCATGCGCGCCAAACTGCTCGAGGTCGCCGAAGGTTGCGCGCGGTGCATGGGCACCGGCATGCAGACGGATTACGTCGATGCCGATGGTCTGTACATCCCTGAAGGCGATATGCGCCGCCTGACCGGCCGCCCTGTGCAGCGGCCGTGCGAGGACTGTGACGACATCCGGGAGTTGATTTGATGGCGCCAACGCTCGACCAAGAGACCATCAACTGGGTGCTCGCCGCAGACGCGCTGCCCGACGATGACACCACGGTGCTGGTCTACGCGCCGGGTGCGGGTGAACCGGTTTGGCTTGGCTTCTACGACGGCTGCTACTGGTTCAGCGTCGACGGCTGCAAGTACGGGAACGAGGAGGAGATCGCGCAGCAGGTGACGGCCTGGGCGATGATGCCGAAGGGGCCGCAGCGATGAGGGCGATTGATACCCACCATCTAGTCTGCGATTTCGGCAAGCATAAGGGCGAGCTGTGGACGCGCGTGCCGGTGAGTTACCTGAAGTGGCTGGTCAACCAGCCGGCGAGGCCGGGATTCACCGGCACCGACATCTGCAAGGATCACGGTGCCGATGCGGGCGACCTATCGCCTACTCTGCGCGTCATGGGGCACGCAGGGAGTCATGCGAATGCTGGCGGTCAGGTGGCCGTGGCTTTTCACGAGAACCAGAGGGCCGAAGTGACCACAAACGACACCGCGGGCGCGCTCAAGAACGGCGGCGGCAAGCCCGGACAAGGCTACAGCGCTGTCATGTCAGGCATGGCGGTGCGTCGGCTGACTCCAGGAGAGTGTGAAACTTTACAGGGATTCAAACGAGGTTATACCGCCATCACCCGCGCTAACGGCAAGCCTGCCGCCGATGGGCCGCGCTATAAGGCCCTCGGCAACAGCATGGCCGTGCCCGTCATGTCCTGGATTGGCCGGCGGATTCAGGAATGCTCAGGGTCTGCAAAGGAGTGTGAGTAATGCCTAAACCATACATTAGACCTGCTCCGACGATGGAAGAATTACGGCAGTACAACCGCCAGCACGGCATGGGTGGCCACAGGTACACGGTTCCAGGTAAAGGTAATTATGCTTTTTGCTGTCACTGCGGAAGTCGTGAAAAAACCATTATCCAGTCGCATGGATACCAACTGTGTGCATGGTGCTACGAAATGTCTACGCCGCTTCAGTGGCGACACGGGTACTCAGGGCCCATAAAACACGGTGACGCATCATGACCGACTCCCCCGAATTGGCGGCGATCCGGGCGAGAATAAAAGCGGGCTGGCCGAAAGACGACAGCGTGTATGCAGATCGCGCATCGCTGTTGCGGATGCTGGATAAGGCGCGGGCTCGCATACGGGCACTTGAAGCCGAGCGTCACGCCATCGCCGCCGACTTGGCAGACGCTAGGCTGATCGCGAAAGAACAAAACGACTCGGCCATCGCCGCCGACTTGGCAGACGCTAGGCTGATCGCGAAAGAACAAAACGACTCGGCCATCGCCGCCAATTTCCGATGCGTCCATTTGAAAGAACACATTGAGGCATTGGAGTTGCTACGCGATCGGTTGCGTAAAGAGCGCGACGAGGCGCAAGCTGAGAACGAGCGGATGCGTGCGGCGCTGCACGGCATAGCGACGAACACGCTTAAGCAGGGCAGCACGGACGAGCGGCGCAATGAAGGCATCAAGATCGGGCTGGCAATGGCCGCTGATATGGCGAGTCGTGCGCTCCAACCGACCAACAAAACTGACAGCGCCAAGCCATGATCCTGTTCTGCTGCCGCGACTGCTTCCAAATGTACCGCGCCGCCTCGCGCACGCACGGCCGGCGGTGTCTGTGCGGCGGCGAGCTGGTAGAGGTGGTGGGGTGATCCTCGCGCCCTCGGACTTGGTCGACCTCACGGGCTACACCCGGGCGTCCGCGCAAATCCGCTGGTTGCGGGATCACGGCTGGAAGTTTACCGTCAACGGCCTCGACAAGCCGGTGGTCGCCCAGGCCGAGTTCAATCGGCACATGGTGGGTGGCAAGGCTGCCAAGGTCCAAGAGCCAAACTTCGAAGGGATCAATGGGTAGAAATCGCACACGCAACAGGCATTTACCCGCAAAGGTGTCCCTTGAGCGTGGCGCCTATTACTACCGCAACGGCAAGAATCCGCGCGTGCTGCTCGGCCGCGACTTGGGCGAAGCGCTCGCCGCCTACGCGGCGCGGGTCGGCGCGGCTTGGTCGCTGCGCACCTTGGGCGATGTGATCGACCGGTACCGCGCCCAAGTGTTGCCGCTTAAGAAAAGCCAGCAGACACGCGACGAGGAGGGTAAGTCGCTTGAGCGCCTCAAGATCGCGTTCGGGCACTTCATCCCAGACGGGGTCACCGTCGTGCACCTCTACGCGTACATGGACAAACGGCGCTCCAAGGACGGCAAGCCGGTGCCTGTTGCCGCGCGGCACGAGATCGTGTTACTCGGCCACGTTTACAAGAAAGCGAAACGCTGGGGCGCGGCGTCGATCAATCCCGTGACGGGGCTCGAGCTGCCACAGAAGGCGCCGAAGCGCCGCTACGTGCCGATGGAATGGGTTGACCAGGTCAAGCGCTTGGCGAACCCGCGCATGCGCCTAGCGATCGACTGGGCCGTGATGATCGGCCAGCGCCGCGGCGATCTGCTCAAGGTGAAATTCTCGGACATTCGCGAGGATGGGATCTACATCGAGCAAGGGAAGACCGCGGCGAAGCTTCTGATCGAGCGCAGCCCAGCAGTGGAGACGTTGATCTCGCGGTCGAAAGCGATGGCACCTCAGATCCCGCGCGAGTACATCATCCGCAAACGCAACGGCAAGCCATACACCGCGGACGGGTTCTCCGCCAACTGGCAGCGGCTGATGAAGAAACACGTGGCTGTCGGCGGCGAGCGGTTCACCTTTCACGACCTGCGATCGGTCTCGGTGAACGAGACGCCGATCGACGAAGCACGCGATCGGCTGGGTCACGAATCGAGTGCGACCACGAAGCGTCACTACTCCCGCGGCGTGACGAAAGCGAAGCCGCGATCGTGATTTTTCCCCACACGATGCCATTTTCCCCACAATTCGCAGTGCACTGGAGCGGCTTAAGCTACTGATTAAATGGTGCGCCCGGAGAGATTCGAACTCCCGACCTCCTGGTTCGTAGCCAGGCGCTCTATCCAACTGAGCTACGGGCGCGTGATACATCAACTTCAAAAGATGGCGGAGAGGGAGGGATTGCTCGGGCTGCGCCCTCGTCCCTGCGGGACCGCCGGCGCCGCGCCGGCGTCTCCCTCCCTCTTCGTGCCGACTAATTCTTCGGGCCGTTCAGTCTTACATCCAACGAAAAACATTCGTATCCTATTGGCGGAGAGGGAGGGATTGCTCGTCGCTCCGCTCCTCGTCCCTCCGGGACCGCCG